TTTTTTTTTGTCGTAAAGGTCCTTGGACCTTCAACCACTATCGGCGAGCAATGCTCAAGCCAGTGGATAAATATCGACTATTATACAATATTCCACACCATTTTGGTATGGAACACTATTTCCAGAAACTGTATCGTCTTCGTCGTCACATTGACAACCAAAACAATCAGCATATACAGTCTTCTCCAACAAATCAACATATGAACCAACATCATAATCAACCTCAAACCGTGGAAACAAACCTCCTCGTTTCAAAGAAACAGAGCGACGTTCATTTCCAACGAAGAAAACAAAGAATCTCAACTCCTCAGAAACATCTTCTTCATACAACACAATACAACTATGAATCTCAGAGATGTCCAGATCTAGTCAGGGCTTCTTGACGGCCTTAGGAGCCATTGTCGAACCTTGAATGTTCGAAACAATGATGCGTTTGCCAACGCGATTCACTCCAACCACTAGAGACCAAACCACACCAGCAGAACACATGAAATACAGTGAACCCACAGTCAACAAATCTGTCGCAGGAAACAAAATGCGACTAGCCATTCCAGTCATACTTACATCAACCTCAACATTCTGACTTGTAAAGAATGCATTGGGAGTCGATGCAGTATAGAACCCGGGTGCAACACCCAAGAGTTCAGCAGGCAACTTCATGTGAGACATGAAAGTGCCAACAGACACAGTCTGACCTTGACCAGTAAACCGGTAACGCAACTTCATATACTCCAACGAAACGCGCGAAACACCCTTCATCTGATCACTAAACAAATCCCAAAGGGTACCAGAATATACGAAATCAGTATTGAAATCACCATGCATAAGAAATTCGTCGTCGCAAGTTCTCGGAACACTCGGAGCGACAGGAAGCGGAGCCAAAGGAACATCAACAGCAACATGAGAATCAGTCTCCATAATAATGTAAAGTCGAACCAATGGTCGTATAGATCTAACCCTTAGTCCTCATCCATAATCTCTTGTCGATCTCGAACATAAAGAGCAGTAGCTTCAGCACGAGCAGTGCCAATGCCAGCCTTTTCATGCAACATCGAATCAACAAGTGGAACCATGTCAACCAACTCGTTCACATCAGCATGGGTCTCGGGACTTACGCGACTCCAATCTAAGTGCAAGCGTTTACGTGTCTGCCGATTGATATTGAACATCATCCGAGTCTGCAAAGCATGAAATTCCATTTCCTTGGAATCAAACAGCTCAAAGAGTCGGTCCTGCAATCGGTAATTGAAAGCCCAATTAAGGAAATAGCCAGGCAAAGCATCTTCGCCTCGACCCATCTCAAAGTAAGCTTTCAAACGCTGCCACATGATCACAGGATCCTTCCCAATAAGACCTTTGTTCACCAAGAATGAGCAAAAGTGGCCCTTGTCACCACTCACTCTTTTCTCGATGAGATGATCGAAATTGCGGAATCCCTCCCACAATGGGGATACCTTCCTCTTCTTGAAGCGCAACACGTCATCACCACTGAACATTCCAGGATCGCGACTTCGTAAATTGAACTGCAAAGCCTCTCGCGCCATATTGAACATGGTATTGCCTAACCAAGTGAAAACTTCTCCTGACAAAGTCATAATCCCGATAAGAAGTGACTG